CTACTGAGTGTGTAGTAAATCCAGTTGAGTAACGAGCAGCAATCGCTGGAGATGCTGATGTCGCAAGCACTCTTGTTTCGTCAAGTTTAAACGCGGCATCTGCGCTACCGTGATAAAGGGTTACAGATTCTAAGTCTGCAAGCACGCCACGAAGGGTGCGAATCTCATCTTCTGCTGTAAGAGGACCTACATCTGGGGTAAGTCGTACTCTGAATACATCATTTTCTAAGTCGCGGATTCTATCTGATACAGCCTTAGCAAGTTGCTTACGGCTCATATCAATGGAGCGTAGTTTGTCTACTTCTGACATGAAGGCATACTGCATAGTTGGAATATCATCTATGCGTCCAGCCTGTACATTTACTTGGTCAATGAGGCGGTTAAATCCAACTTTACGGTTAGAGAAGAAACGCTTTACGCCATCTGCTCCACCTGCTGCAACCATTGCTGGTAGAGCGAAGCCCTTAGCCAACATAGATAGTTGAGCCTCGGTAATGTTACGAACGGTATAACCAAGGCGCATAAGCACCGAAGTCTTGAAGATGTCGTTGACGGTACCAAGGGCTGATAGACCCTTCTGTGTGCGGAAGGTTAAATCCTCCACATTAAGTCCGTCTAGGATGCCAGGAAGGATTCTTTCATGAGAATCAATGGCGTACTTTAGTTTGCGTAGGTCTGCAATAATGACAGTGTTTGCTGATTCACGCTGTAAAACTGGCGCAATGGCATTAACTACCTGACCATTTTCTAAGTATGATACGAAACCTTGGTCGCGGTGTTGCTTGATACGAGATGCACGGCGATAATCAAAGATTGCGTACAGTTTCTCAACAGTCTGCGCATCATAATTTGGAAATAGTGCAGCCATTGCAGCCTTTTCAGCCTGCTGGATAATGGCATTACGCTCACCAGTTGATGCTGCTGCAAGGTATCTGTCGGCAAATCCTGCACCTGCTGCACCGAAACGACCTGCTGATAGTTCATTTGCTTCACGCAAGAAGGCGTTGAACTCAACATAGGAGTCGCCATCATTGACATTAAATACACCGCTTGGTAGTTCTTTTGTAAAGAAGTTAACTACTTTAATAATTGGGTGAAGGCTGGTCTTTTGGAAAGTAACGCTATCTGCCTCAGCAAATACTGCTTGTGCTTTGGAGCGTGACTTCTGAGCCAGTTTACCTTCCCAAGGTCCACGGCTAAATCCATACTTTAGTTGACCACCAGTGCGGGCTGTGTTGAGAGCCTCTGCAAAACGCTGGTCATAAGTGTCGCTTGCTTCATCTGTAAGTTTAGTGATGAAGTCACCAGTTGCTTTATTGTACTCAGGCGATGTAAGCAAGTCACCATCTGTCTTACCTTCTAGGTATTGACGGTGTGGGTGAGGAACATCGCTTGTAGCATCTAATACAATCGCTAACTCTGGGTCTTTAGATGCAACCTTTGATACTGACGCTGCATCACGGTACATAACAGCACGGAAAGTATCTACAACTTCTTCTTCTGTCTTGGCACGACCAAAGAGGTATGCCATGGCATCAGGGTTTGTAACTTTCTTCTTACGCCAGTACTCATATTGCTCACGAGCGTTGCTACTTGCAAGGAATTGAATGTCTGCAAGTCCTTCACCTGCACCGTCAAGGGCTTGGTCAAGAATATTGTCCAGTCTTTCCTCTGTCATTGCAAACTTGCCAAATACTGCACGGGCTGTTTTCCCGGAAATCTGGTCAAGCATTGGTGCCTTGGCTGCAATAACTGCGCCTTTACCTACAAAACCAGCAAAGGTTAGTGGGTCAATAATTGTTGACGCTGTAATATCCTGTACACCAGAAAGAAACTTACCGATGTACTGGTCGCTAAACGCAGCATCTCTATCTTCTTGGTTGAAGATGTCAAAACCTGATGAAAGAAATCTTAGGTTGTTGTCGGTCCAATCTTGGAACCAACCACTCTTATCGCCTGCAGTACGCCCTGGAGATAACACAGATAGCGCTGCCTGACCAATAGAGATGTTTTCCTTCTCGCGTTCTACACGCAAGGTATAATCTGCATAAGACTCACCTGGAGCCTTAAACTTGTTATACATAAACGGTTGCTCAAGGATGGTTTCTACACCTTCACGGCGTACTTTTCCACCTAGTTCGTATGATGCTTCACCAACAGCGAGCAATCCGCCTACAGCAGCACGAACTGGGGTAGATGCAACCTTAACTGTGTTCTTAACAAAGTTAACGCCATCTACATACCACGGGTCATCGTTACTTCCCGCAGTTGCAATGTCCTTGATTAGCCCTGGCACTCCAGTGAAGTCAACAACTGACTTCGCCATCTTGCCTAAGTTTTGAATCCAACTCACTGTATGCCCTCAACCTGGCTACGAATGTAGCGATACCAGTTGCGAGTGGCGTTGGAAGCCCGTGGAGATTCTGCAATCTTTGCATAAAACGGTAGATATGCAGCAAGTTGGGCAATGTCTTGGTTGTTCTGTGCGTTAAGCATGGCAGGTGCTGCCATAACTTCTTCGCCAGCGTTAGGTCCGAGCGCTCCACCAGTGTCTACGCCTTCTTCAGGATACTGGGTTGGGGCATCTAATGGCACAATTCCCACAGTAGAAATCTTTGGCATTACATCTGCGCCACCCATTGATGGTTTATTTGCAGGATTAGTACCTGACATGGGTGCAGATGTTTGCATTTCATAAAAATCTTGTGCGTTGTCAATGCCTGCTGCGTATCGTGCAGGTTGACCATTCGTTCCAGCACCGCCTGTTGCGGATACTTGGAAGTTATTTTCTTTTGCTTTTGCCATGTTGACCTTTCGCTATATGAGCGCATTTAAATTTTAGTGAGCAGTTTTAAAACTTGCTCAGGTTTTTTAATTACTTAGCGCGTGAACCGCGAGTTCCGCTTGGATTGCTTGAGAAGTATGTCTTGCCACCCTTTGAGGAAGCCTTCTTAGCCGTTAGTGGCTTCATTGTGTTTGGCTTTCCTGCTGAACCTTGGTTTGCTGGCTTCTTTCCTGCTACTTTCTTGCCTGCTGCCTTCTTCATTTTCTTCATATCGTCACCTCCTCTACGCTACTGGTAGTCGTCTGACGAGGGAAGCCTGAAGATTAGGTTCGCCTCTTTGGGTTAAACTTGCTAGTAGTGATTGAACATCTGGTCGTCCACCAGGAGCAATTTGTCCTGGAGCAACGCCAATCATTCGTCCAGTGGCGCTTAGACCTTCTGGAAGTTGCCCCTCACCTGGAGGGACCGCACCTGGCTGCCCAAGCATGTCGGGACTCATCGCTTCAGGGGTCATCGCACCAGGTGGGGGAGTCTGAGGCTGGAACGCATCAGATACTGCCCTTTCAATAGAGGCACCTTTCTGGCGTTCGTTTATGACTGTAGATAATTTGTACAAAATATCTGAAGGGTCTTGTCCTTGTGAAGCAAGGGCTGGAATTGCCTGTGCATAGGAAGCAATCGCTTGCTTCATTGCATCGCGCAAATCTTCGGTGTCAACCTTTTCTTCTTCCTGTGTTGCATTGAAAGAGAAAGGCATCTGACGGCGTAGGAAGTCACGGGAAATCAATTTATCTCCACGAGCCTGTAGACCAAAGACCAATGCACGGTTAGGGTCAAGTCCTGCCATCAAACCATACTGAACATCAACAGTGTAGTCACCATCAATGTCGCGTGCTGGCTTGTATTTGATTGCGTATGGAACGCCATTGCGTGTACCACGCAACTCTTTTTCCATATTGCCAAAAACTTTTTCATCAACCTTAAGTGCAAGGCTCATGAGTTCTACGAAAGCACGAGCAAACATTGCATGTGCTGTCTTAATCTGGGTATCAAAGCCACCCATAAGTGCTTGTACGCCACGACCAGTTACGATAGAGGCATCAATATTTCCTGTACGAGATTCAGGATAACGGCTTCCTAGACGCAGTTCTCCTTCAAGAACTTGCTGCTGTGCGAAAGCGCCTGCTGGAATCTCAATAGGTAATCTGCGAACATCTGAAGGTCGTTCAGTTCTAATAACAGCATCTGGTCCAAAGGCTAACTCATTTACATCTTGAGGGGCTACGAGTGGTGCTTGAACTGCTTTAGTCGCCGCTTCAAGAGAGAGAAGCGCATAGCGAGCCTTAGCAACCTGAATTGCAAGAACATCGTCAAATTGACCTCGCGTTTCGCCATCCAAGGATGGTCGCTTAACAACGCGAACAAGACACTCGCCAATCGGGTTAGGCGTGCGGTCAATGACAATGTTGTTTCTTTGAGGGACAAAAAGAATATCTTGGTCTTTGTCATGGTAACGAACAATCTCCAACATTGAATCTGTAGAATCTTTGTCATACAGTAAATGCGCATACTCTGGGTATGCACTCATCAGTTCAGCCAATGGCTTCTTGATGCGCTGGTACAAACCATGTACCTTACCGAATCTGTCAATGATTGGGTAGGAGCCATACGAATCCATAAAGCGGATGCGTGGCATGTTGTTCTCTAAGTCAATCTCAACCTGTGCAGGTACGAATCCGTAGGATACATAGCGGTCTGCGGCAGTAAACATCTGTGTCTGCATGTCGGAGAAGTCAACATAGGAGTTAACGATTTCTTCGCGCTTATCGGCTTTCTTGCGCTCCTTGTCAGACACCATAGATGGTGAGTTGCAGTTAAATGCAGGCAAAGGAGCAATAACTTCTGATAAGTCGCGGGCTGAGATGTCAACCATATTTGCAACGATTGGATTCTCAAACGGACCGTCTGGGAATAAATCGGGGTATACATCGCGCATGCGACCCTTACGAACAAGAAGTACTTGTTCCATGCGGGTGTCACGGTCAGAGTACAACTGGCGGTAACGCTCATAGTTGTCTTTGATTTCGTCAAGCGAAAGTGGCACACCCACCTCCTGTTCTAATAGATGTCACTAAGCGATACGGTGTATTGCTTTGATTTGTCGTATGGAGTATGAAACATACTTAGACTGTTGTGTGTTCTTGCAAAGGTTCTTGCATTAGCAACACGGTCACGGCATCCAAGTTCTGCGAACCAGAACGCCATCACGGTATCTGTCTTTTGCGCTTTAGGTGCATCTGGATACCAGGTGATAAGTTGTTCAATTAAAGTCTTGATACCTTCTGAGGCGTGGGTTGATGGGAACTCAATGAGTGCATCGCCATCTTCCCAACCATGGAATAATGTCGTCAGGGATGCAACTCCGAAGTTCGTGTCCCATTTGTTTTGACCCGTATGATGTTCTCGTAAAATTGCACCCCTGGACGAAAGGTATTCCCGTACCTCACGGTCCTGAGTTAACATCGTTTGAAAAGCATTTTTCTCAATACGCCACTCAGAAATCTTGTACTGGTCAGTCCAGTCTTTGATTAGAGTTCTAATCTCGTCAGGTTTCATACCTGCTTTGTTTGATACATCTAGCAGATAGCGCTTCTGTGTAGAGATGTCTATTGCCAAACATACGGCTGCTGTGTAACCAGAGCCTGCAGGGTCAAGCCCTGCGATAACGATAAGTCCATCCATGCCTTGGGGTCTAACCCCCGCTTTACCCTTGGGTATGCGTCCAATGTTTCTTGCACCATTGATAACGCCTTTAATGGCATCAGATGGAAATGCTGAGTCCTCATGTACCTGTTGTTGTTGGTAGACCATTGCCCAGAGATTTGGAGATAGACGGCTACGCTTCTTGAGAAGTGCATGTCCATCCCATTTACGGTATAGACCGTTTTTGTCTGGTACGCCTTTACCTGATACAGGTGCCATGTTTGTCTTTGCCCAGAGGGTTACCCAGTTCTCAGGGTCCTCATCAAATTCCAATACGGCAGGTTGAGCGAAGTAAGTCCAAGGGGAAGTTTCATCTGGGTAGCGCATAGGGTCGCGCAATTCTGAGTATAAATCTCTAGGACGAAGGCGGGTGCCAATAAGTAACAATTTGCCACCATCTTCGTCAATACGGGACATAACTTCCGACTGAATCCAGTCAATCTGCTTCTCGTACTCATGGGCGTTGGTGTTATCCACGCAGTCATCCATGATGATTAAGTCGGCACGGGCACCGTAAATATGACCCCTAATACCGATAGCCTGCACGGTAGGGT